CCATCAATCGATGCAATCTCTCGTGGAGTGCTTCCAGATGCAGGTATGACTTTCGAGATCCCACGCATTACAGCAATGCCAGAGGTTGCAGTAGCAGCAGAAGATGCAGCGTTCCGTGATGTTGATCAAAACGCTAACTTCCTATCTGTAAATGTTCAGAAGTACGCAGGACAGCAGACATTCTCTGTTGAACTCCTAGATCGTACATCTCCAGCCTTCTTTGATGAGCTAGTGCGCAACATGGCAGCAGCTTACGCAAAGGCAACAAACGCAGCAGTTAACGCTGCTCTTATTTCAGGTGCAACACTAGATGGCACAACTACAGCAACATACCCAACAGCAGCAGAATTGCTAGGCGTTGTCGCTCGTGGATCTGCTTCTGTTTATGCAGCTACAGCAGGACTACCTAACCCATTTGCTCGCAACATGGTCGTATCAACAGGACAATGGTCAAACATCATGTCACTTAACGATGCAGGTCGACCAATCTACACAGCATCACAGCCAATGAACGCTGGCGGTCAAGTAGCTCCAACATCACTTACAGGTAATGTTGCAGGACTTAACCTCTATGTAGATCCAACAAACGCTGGCGATGGCGATGGAACAATCCTTATCGTTAACCCAGATGCATACACATGGTACGAGTCACCAACATACCGCTTGCGTGCAGAATCAACAGCTACTGGTTCAGTAACTGTTGGCTACTACGGCTTTGGAGCAATTGCTACTAAGGTTGCAGCTGGCGCGTTCAAGAACAACAAGCAGTAAAAACTCACTAAGTCGCTCTGAGGGGTAGTAGCCCTCTACCCCTCAGAGTCTTTAGAAAGGATCATCATGGCACTTACAACAGTCGCAGAACTCCGTGCAACACTCGGAGTCGGTACTTTGTATCCAGATGCAACCCTTCAAGAGGTATGCGATGCAACGGATATAGTCCTACTGCCTATGCTTTGGCAGAATGAAATTTATAACACGCATCAAAGCATTACTAATAATGTGGCAACTCTTTACTTTGGTCAGGACATTTCTAAGGATTTCTATGTCGGACAAAGCGTAATCATTACTAAAAACGGAAGTCCTTATAACGGCACTAAGACAATTACTGCGATTGGTTCAGGCTCACTTTCATATGCTGCAACTGGAGCAGATCAAGCCATCCACGCTATCCAGCCTTTTGGTACTGTTGCAGATACACCAACAGACTATGCAACAGACACAGCAATTCAGCAAGCAGCTCTTATGATATCTGTTGAGATCTGGCAAGCGCGTACAGCCACCCTTTCAGGCAGTAACGCTGTCGATTTCCAGCCAAGCCCTTACCGAATGAGCGCACAGCTTCTCGCTAAGGTGCGAGGATTGATCGCACATGCGCTAAGCCCTAATTCGATGGTGGGATAATGCCTGTTGCCATCACTACTCTTAGAACTACATTAGCAACCGCCCTAGTCGATAACGCTAAGTGGCAGACTTTTGCTTTTCCACCGGCAACAGTCCTTGCTAATTCGGTAATTGTGTCTCCAGATGATCCTTACTTGACACCTAGCAATAACCAACACATAACGATTAGCCCATTGGCTAACTTTAAGATTGTAATGACTGTGCCTTTATTTGATAATGAAGGCAACCTTAACGGGATCGAAGATACTGTATGTAGCGTGTTCGCTAAGCTCGCAGCATCATCTCTCGTTTATAATGTAGGCGCGATAAGCGCACCAAGTATTCTCAACGCTGCATCGGGAGACCTTCTCAGCTGCGAGATGTCCGTATCAATCCTAACGAGTTGGAGTTAAGCATGTCCGATTGGGAAAAAGAGAACGAAGCCTTTCTGATCAAGATCGGACAGGCAGCACCAACACCATCAAAGCCAGTAACTACTAAGAAGGACGAGGAATAATCTCATGGCTGTATTTCTAAATAACAATGTAGGCGTGAAGATCAACTCTGTCGATCTTTCAGACCTAGTAACATCAGTAACAATTAACCGCACATTTGATGAGCTAGAAGTTACTGCAATGGGTGACACAGCACACAAGTTCGTTAAGGGCTTGGAAGCATCAACTGTCACAATTGATTTCCTAAACGACACAGCTTCAGGAAAGACTCTAGCAACACTACAGGCTGCATGGGGAACAACAGTCACAGCTGTATTCCTACAGACAAAGGGAACAGCAGTTTCAGCGACTAACCCTCTTTACACTGTTTCTCTGTTGATCAACAACACCACAGACATCAATGGTGCTGTTGCTGACATCGGAGTGCAATCGATCACATTTACTGCTAACTCAACAGTTGCAGTAACCACAACAGGCACATTCTAAAAAACTAAACAAAGGGGCAAACCATGGCAAAACTAAAGATAGTTCGTACAGACGGAAGCATATTAGAAGGCGAGATCAGCCCAGCGGTTGAGTATTCGTTCGAGTTATATGCTAAAAAGGGCTTCCATAAGGCGTTTCGCGATGAAGAAAAGCAGAGCGATGTCTATTGGTTAGCATGGGAAGTAACACGCAGATCAGGTGAATCTGTTAAGCCTTTCGGGATTGAGTTTATCGAGACACTTAAGAGTGTTGAGGTATTAGACTCAGACCCTTTAGCTTAAAGCGCGATCTTCCGTTCACCTACCTAATTGCTAGGCTAAGCATTAGGTTAGGGATCGCGCCACAGCAGTTGTTAGATCTAGACAAGACCATGCTCGATGCATTAGTGCAAGGGCTTAAGGATGAAGCGAAAGAGGTGAGCGATGCCAACAGAAGTCAAAGGCGCGGTAGAGCTTAGAAAAGCCCTCAAACAATTCACTCCTGATCTTGCTAAAGAAACTCAAAAAGAGATCGCTGGAATCCTTAAGCCGATCACGTCTAAAGCTCGCGGATTTATTCCATCGGCTGCACCTTTAAGCGGATGGGCTAAAGGTGGCAAAGGCGCATGGGGCAACCGAGTCTGGTCATCTGGAGAAGCAAAGCGTGGCATCGGATATAAGACAACGCCATCAAAGGCTAATCGTTCTGGCTTTCGTTCCCTTGCTCGCATTGTCAATGCTTCACCATCTGGATCTATTTATGAGACTGCTGGTCGGTTAAATCCTCAAGGTAGACCACAGGCACAGCTTGCACAGGTTGTAGCCCCTAGCCATGTTAATTTTGGCAAGACAATCAGATCTGGTTCTAAGAATGAATCTCTCAGCAATAACCCTAATGCTGGTCAGCAGTTCATCGATGCCATGAGCAGAACTTCACCTATTGTCAATGCTTATAAAAGATCAGAAGGACAATCAGGTCGTGCATCTCGGAAGATGAAAGGTCGCGCAATTTTTCGCGCATGGGCAGAAGATGGTGGCAAGGCTAACGCTGCTGTAATTCAAGCTATTGAAAAGTCTAAGATCGAATTCGAGAAAAGGGTACGGGTGCGCTAATGGCAGCAGATGTAAGAATTGACATAGCCGCACAGTTCGTAGGCAAGAAGGCATTTAAGGATGCCGAAACTGCAAGCGATAGACTCACCAAGAATGTTAAAGGTCTTGCTAAAGGCTTGCTTGCTGTTTACAGCGCACAAAAGATTCTCTCTTATGCAAAGGCTTCTGTTAAAGCTTTCGCAGAAGATGACAAGGCAGCAAAGGCACTAGGCACTACTCTAAAGAATCTAGGACTTGCTTACGGGGCAAACATTGGCACAGTCAATGGCTTCATTTCCAGCCTTGAAATGCAGACAGGTGTGCTCGATGATGAGCTACGCCCTGCAATGGATCGTTTACTGCGCGCCACAGGTGATGTCACTAAGTCTCAGGAATTACTCGCGCTTGCCCTTGACATTTCTGCTGGTACTGGCAAGTCAGTTACTCAAGTTTCTCAGAGCTTGCAGAAGGCATACTTAGGGCAGACTCAGGCATTAGGTCGTTTAGGTGTAGGACTATCAAGGGCAGAGCTTTCATCTTCATCATTCGAGGAAATCCAAGCGCGCTTAGCAGTTCTCTTTGCAGGTCAGGCAACGGCTGCAGCCGATACCTATGCAGGTTCACTTGCTAAGTTAACTGTCGCAGGTAACAATGCTAAAGAGACTATTGGTAAAGGTCTTGTCGATGCTTTAGTAACAGCATCCAATTCTACTTCCACAGATGATCTAATTAAGAAGATTGATAGAGTCGCGCAGTCAATTGCTAATTTTACTCGCGAAGCGGGCGAGTTTATAAAGATTACTAAGACAATCTTTGACTTTAAGAATTTCTCACTCTTTGCACCATCTGGCGGATTGTTCGATACCGGTAAGGGATTCGGCAATATCTCGATGACTGTGTCCTCACAAGATACCCAGCGAGCAGATGCCATTGCTAAGAAGAACGCTATGGCACTTGCAAAACTCTCAGGGGTTCAAGCCAAGAATCAAGCCAAGATCTTAAAAGACAAGCGACTACAGAACGCAATCGACAAGGCTAACCTTGCTCTCAATAAGGGTGAAGAAGTCTTTGACATGGACAGAATCCAGATTGCAGCAGCTCTCACTTCTCAAGCAGAAGCATTGGGCAAGGCAACTAACCAAACTCAACTTCTACAGATTGCCAATGACACTGCTCGTCTAAATGTAAAGCAATCAATCCTCAATTTAGAAGATGCTATTGCTGCTAAAGATGAAGCAGCAATTATTGCAGCGACCAACAAACTCAATGCAGACCTTAAAGTCCTGAATGCTTTGTCTGGTCAGAATACCCAGATGCTTGCTATTAAAACTACTCTTGATAGCTTAAAGCCTGTCGATCTAATCAATCAATCTAACTTAGATGAAGCCATTGCCAAGATCCAACAGATGCTCGCTTTGCTCGGACAGGCTAATGCAGCAGCAGGGGCTAAGATCCCGACAAGCGCAAAGTTAGGTTCTGGAATCCCAGCAGGAGATTACATTGCACCAATTTCCACAAAAGGTGCATCTATCGGGGCTATCCTTGAATATGCAGAAGCAGCAGCAGCTCGAGCCAATGCTTTTGCAGACTTGCTAGACATGGAAAACGCATCGGCTGCAAGTCAGATGGCTTCTACCATTGACCTAGAAAGTATTGCTCGATCCTCTTTGTTGCAAGGTCTTTCAGGTGGTGCAGGTGTATCAGGTGCAGTAAGCGGATCACGCTATGCAGCACAGGCTGCTAATGCTTATAACATTACAATTCAGGCTGGCATCGGTGATCCAGAGGCTATTGCTAGAGCTGTGGAAGATGTTGTTCGTCAGTCTTATCAGCGCGGTACTAGCGCAACAGGACTTCTTGTTCTATGACATGGCTTCCAGAATGGCGTATTACTGTAGGCAATAATGTTTATACGACTGTAACGGGTGTAAATGTCACTACAGGGCGCATAGATATTGATCGTCAATGTCAAGCAGGTTATGCTCGCATGGACATCATAAATTCAACCAATACTCTCTTTGATATCGATGTTACAGATTCACTCACTCTAGAGATTAAGGACAGCGGTGGCACATATGTGCCTGTATTCGGTGGCACAGTTTCAGACTTTTCAACTTCAGTTAGAAGCCCAGAAGAAACAGGCTTTGTGACTATCGGCACAATTCTTGCAGTGGGTGCTTTGGCTAAACTGCCTAAAGCAATCTACACATCTTCTGTCGCTCATAATTTAGATGGCCAGCAGATCGCTATTATACTTGAAGATCTTTTAGTCAATCAATGGCAAGAGGTTGCACCTACCTTAGAGTGGGTTCAATACGATCCAACTACGACTTGGGCTAATGCTGAGAATGTGGGATTGGGTGAGATTGATGCTGGTCTTTATCAGATGGATAACCTTCACGCAGCAGATCGCAACACACAGACTTTAGTCCAGCAGATAGCAGATAGCGCACTTGGGAATCTCTATGAGGACAAGCAGGGGCGCATTGCCTATGCAGATGCAGATCACAGAAGCAACTACCTAGCAGCTAATGGCTCAACCCAGTTAGACGGCAATTACGCTTCCCCTGCCAGCGTTAAGTCAATTCTCCAGATTGGCAAGATCCGTAATAGTCAGATCGTGCGCTATGGCAATGACTACGGCTCAACCTACTCAGCCACAGATGATGCTTCTATCACTACCTATGGACGCTATCAAAGAACTTTCGATTCTAACATTCGCTTTCTTGCAGACATTGAGGACATCATCGAGCGCGATTTAGCCCTGCGCTCAACTCCTAGAACACAGCTTGATCAGATTACTTTTAGACTTGACAATCCTCTTATGCCTAATGCCCTCAGAAATGACTTAATCAACCTGTTTTTTGGTGAGCCAGTAGTTATCACTAACCTACCCTTCAACATGTTCGAGGGGTACTTCTCAGGCTTTGTAGAGGGCATCTCAATCAGGGCAACGCCTACTTTTGTGGATGCAACGATCTATGTTTCACCTACAGACTTTTCTCTTATAGCCCCGACATGGGCAACAGTACTTCCAACTAACACCATCTGGAGTGGCGTAAATGGTACACTACAGTGGTCTAAAGCGATCGGAGCTCTAACCTAATGGCAACTACAACCCCTAATTTTGGTTGGGCAGTACCAACCAGTACTGACCTAGTTAAGAATGGCGCAGTAGCCATTGAAACACTAGGCGATTCTATCGATGCTTCATTGGTCGATCTTAAGGGCGGCACTACAGGTCAGGTGCTAAAGAAGAACACAAATGCCGATATGGACTTTGTGTGGTCTGCTGATTCAGCTGGTATGACTAACCCAATGACCACCACGGGTGACACGATCTACTCATCTAGCGGATCAACACCTGCGCGACTTGGCATTGGCACTACTGGTCAAGTGCTTACTGTTGCAAGTGGAATACCATCATGGGCAACTCCAGCAGGTGGTGGTACTAAAAACTTTTCATTACTTAACACAGGCGGCACAACTATGACAGGTGCATCGACAATTACAATTTCTGGCATATCTGCACAAGATCAACTTTTTGTAATTGTAGAAGCTGCAAGTATTGATGGCGGAGGCAATATCTCAATAAGATTTAATGCCGATACAGGAACTAATTATCGTTCCGCATATCCCCTGATCAGCTACACAGATCCTCCAGCTGCGGGTAACTTCCAAAGCGGAAATGCAAACACAACTTTATTTGTCCTTGCTCGTCATGGAAATGCAAGCGGCAATGCAGTTAACGGATCTTTTTCTTTGCAGGGTTGCAATGCTAGCGGTCTTAAGATGTTTTCAAGCGCAGCAGGAGATAACCAAGCAGCGGCAAGCGGTGGAAGTATGAGATGGAATGGTGGGGCTTGGAACAACTCGGCAACTGTCACTAGCATAAGTTTCATTTCTCAAAATGGTAACTTTGATGCAGGTACAGTCTATGTTTACGGAGCAGCATAAAATGAAGATAACAGAAAAGACTTTAGATATAACAACTGGCGAGGAAATCATTACTGAACGCGATGAAACCCCTGCTGAAACAAAGGCTCGTTTAGATGAGGCAAAAGATCTTGCCGCTGCGCAAGCCGAAGCCGAAGCAAAAGCCAATGAAAAGGCTGCACTATTAGAGAAACTGGGCATCTCTGAGGATGAAGCGAAACTTCTACTTGGATGAAGGTCAAGTTAAGTAAAGCTGCTATTCAATTACGAGAGCAGATAGATGACTCGTTCCCAGATCGTGACCGCACATCGGATGGTTGGATCGGTGATACCCGACACGCTGCTCGCAAGTCAGATCATAATCCAGATGAGCAGGGCTGGGTTCGCGCCATTGATGTGGACAAAGATCTGCACAAAAGCGGAAAGCCAGACATCATGGGAGATCTTGCTGATCAGCTTCGTACCT